GATCCGCACGTCGACCAGATCATCTGTCAGCCGCTCGGTCTGTTTGACTTCGGCGACGGCAAGGTCGCCATGTGGCAGACCGCCTACTGGCTGCACGAAGAAAAGAAGTACGACAAGTTCGTCAACCTCATCGGCTCGACCGAGCGGCGCCTGCTCCCGCAGTCGTTCGATCCCGACTTCTACCTGCCGGACGAGCAGCGCCGGCGGGTGATGAATCGCAACTACGTCGAGGCGCTGCACGAGTGGGTCGGCGTCACCTTCGACCGCAGTCGCGTGCAGCAGCGGTTCTACCCGTCGGCCGACGAGCTGGCCTGGGCGGCGCAAGAGCGCGCCAAGATCGACGGACCGCTGGTGCTGATCAACCCGAGCGGGTCGAGCGTGCCGAAGTGGTGGCCGTATGCGCAGGAACTGGCCGACATGCTGGCCGCCGAGCGGGTGCATAGCCTCATCGTCGGCGACCTGCGCACGCACAAGTTCCGGCCGGCCGGAAAGTTTGGGCGCATCATCGGCACCGACCTGCCGATCCGCAAGCTGTTTGCGCTGGCGGCGATGGCCGACGTCATCGTCGGTACCGAGTCGGCGCTGGTCAACGCCGTCGCCTACGAGTCGCCGCTCAAGATCGTGCTGCTGTCGCACTCGACGCACGAGAACCTGACGCGCGACTGGCGCAACACGGTCGCGGTCGAGCCGGAAGGGCTGGCGTGCTACCCATGCCACCGCATCCACGCCGACATGACGCACTGCACGTACGACCGCGAAGCCAACGCCGCGGCGTGTCAGTCGGCGGCGAAGGCGGAATTGGTGCTGCAGCACATACAGTCGTGGCTCGCGGACGCGGCGAGGAAGGCGGCATGATCCCGCAGAGCATGTTGTCGCCGAACGTGCTGCACGAGCTGATGGAAACGGCGCGTGCCACACCGCCGGGGCCGCTGGTCGAAATCGGCGTCTACAAAGGCGGCTCGGCCGCGCACTTGGCGCAAGTGGCGCGCGAGCAGGGCCGCGAACTGTGGCTGTTCGATACGTTCGAAGGTATCCCGTTCCAGGACCCGGCGCGCGACTTTCACAAGGTCGGCGACTTCTCGGATACGTCGCTGGAAGCGGTGCGCGCGGCGCTGCCCGACGCGATCTGCGTTCCCGGCATCTTCCCCAGCACGCTGCCGGGCAAACTGGACGGCGTGGCGCTGGCGCACATCGACTGCGACCAGTACGACAGCGTCCGGCAGTCCGCGTTGTCGCTGGGGCCACGGATGGCCGCCGGCGGCGTGATGGTGTTCGACGATTACGACGTGTTGCAGGGCGCGCGGCAGGCGGTCGACGAGCTGTTCGGCGATCGCGTCAGGATTAGCGCGCAGGGTAAGGCTCGGGTGAGTTTCTGATGGCCTTCACCGAAGACTTGTCGCCGTTTTTTTCGACCAGCGACTTCGCGGTCACGGCGACGCTTGCCGGCGTGACGGTAACAGGCATCTTCGACGCAAGCTACTACGAAGCGTTAAGCGACGTGCAGGGTCGGCAGCCGGTGTTCTCGCTGCCGACATCGTCGGCGCCGAGCGCGGCGCACGGGCAGGCGCTGGTCATCGGCGCCAGAACTTACAAGGTGCGCGGCGTCGAGCCGGACGGCACCGGCATTACCGTGTTGCGGCTTGAGGAGCAATAGTGGCCGCACATCTGCGAAAGCAAATTCGAGAAGCGGTCGCCCTCGCGCTTACCGGGCTGACGACCACGGCGACGCGCGTGTTTCAGTCGCGCGTGTACCCGCTGGAAGCGACCGACCTGCCGGGGCTGTTGATCGCCACCGAGTCGGAAGAGTCGGCACTGATCGAGATGTCGGCGCCGATGCTGATGGAACGTCGGCTGCGGCTGCAAGTTTTCGCGCTGGCAAAGGGCGTGGCCGACGTGGACGACACGCTCGACCAGATTTGCAAAGAGGTCGAGATCGCGCTGGCGATGCCGTGCGCGGCGTTGAACGGGCTGGCGAAATCGATCGAGCTGTCGAGCACCGAGATCGACTTCGATGGCGCGTCGGAGCAACCGCTCGGGCGAGCGACGTTGCGGTTTGAGGTGGTCTATTTCTGTGAACAAAACGCGCCCGACGTGGCGCAATAGCGAAGGAGCTGCATCATGGCAATCAGTCTTTGGAAAAATGTCTCGGTTGCGATGCAATCTGCCATCGCTGCGACGAAGACCATCACCGCCATCACCAAGGCGTCACCGGCTGTCTGTTCGGCAACCTCGAACGGCTACAGCAACGGCGACTATGTGCTGCTGACGGTGCAGGGGATGTTCCAGGTTCACGGCCGGGTGTTCCGCGTGACCTCTGCGGCGACCGACACGTTCGCGCTTGAGGGTTGCGACTCGACGCTGTTCGACACGTTTTCGTCGGGCACCGCGCAGAAGCTGACGTTCGGCACGTCGATCACCACGGCGCTGGACTGGTCCAGCTCGGGCGGCGGCTTCGATCAAATCGACACCACGACCATTCATGCCGGGCAGAAGTCGAGCATCCCTGGCCTGCCGGCCGCGATGGCCTTCAACTTCAACAGCATCTGGGACCCGGCCGACGCCGGCCTGATCGCGCTGAAGACGGCGTCCGATTCGCAAGCGCAGCGCGCGGTTAAGCTGACCTTCGGCACCGGCGGCGCCATCGTCGTGTTCAACGGCTACGTCGGCTGCTCGATGGCGCCTGGCGGCAGCGCGCAGGACAAGGTGACTACGCAGGTGACGATCTCGTCTACCGGCGCGTCGCCGACCGCTTACTCGAGCTGATCGAGTATCCCGCCGGCATCGCGCCGGCTCACCAGCACGCCGGCGGCGGTCCCACCGTCCTCGCAGACAGGGACCGCCGCGTCGGGCGGCACACTGCGAGGACATGATCATGCAACTGCAAGACTTCGAACTGGACGACGTCATCGAACACACGATCATCGGCCGCGACGGCCAGCCGACCGAGATCGTGTTCTTGCTGGCCGGCCCGGGCCACTCGGCTCGCGTCGACATCGACCGCAAGCTGGCGGCGCGGTCGCTGCGGCAGTTCAACAAGACCGGCCGCGCGGCGCTGCCGGACGACCCGGACGAGCTGCGCGAGCAGGAAACCCAGCGCATGATCGCGCTCACGCTGGGCTGGCGCGGCGTCACCAACAAGGATGGCGAGCCGGTCGCGTTCAACGCCGAGGCGGTGCGCGCGGCGTATGAGAATCGGCGCAGCAGCGTGCGCGGTCAGGTCGCCAAGGCGCTCGCCGACATAGCAAATTTTACGGTCGACTCGTCGAACAACTGATCGGCTACGTCGAGTCCGAATTCGCGCTGGCCGCGCGGGGGTCTGATGGCAAAACTCAACGCGAATCCCTACGCGCCGCCGGACTGCCGGAGGGCGATGCCGAGCCGCCGCCGCCGGAGTGCGTCTACCTGCTTCGATGGTGGGGCGAGCTGTCAGCCGCACGCGCGCCTGGGATGGCAGGTCCGGCGCCGATCGGCTATCCGGCGATTGAATCCTGGGCGCGTCTTACTGGGCGCCGCCTGTCGCCGTGGGAGGTCGACGTCTTGCGCCGCATCGACCATGCCTACCTGCGGAGCGTGAGCGATGGCTAGTCTCGACGACGTCACGCGCATTCGGATTACCGCCAGGGACGAAACCGAGACGGCGTTCCGGTCAGTCGGCCGCGGGCTGTCAGAGATGAAGGCAGCGTTCGGCGCGGTTCAAGCGCAGATCGCCAGCTTGGTCGGCGTAGCCGGGATTGGACTGTGGGCCAAGGACGTCATCAGTGCCGCGTCGGCGCTGGACGATCTCGCCGACGCGACCGGCTCCAGCGTCGAAAGCCTGTCGAAGCTGTCGAACATCGCCAAGGTGAGCGGAGCCGACTTTGCCACAATCGACGCGGCGATCAAAAAGCTGGCTGTCGGTATGGCGGGCGTTGACGAGGAGTCGAGCCGCGCCGGTAAGGCGCTGGCCGCCATCGGCGTGTCGGCGCGCGACCCGGCGCAGGCGTTGACTGAAATCGCGCAGAAGTTCGCCACTTACGAAGACGGCGCCGGAAAGGCGGCGTTGGCAGTCGCAATCTTCGGCAAGTCGGGCGCGTCGCTGCTGCCGATCCTGAAAGACATCGCAGCGAATGTTGACATCGTCGGAACGACGACGACCGAGCAGGCGAAGGCGGCCGAGGACTTGGAGAAGGCGTATCGGCGCATGGGCGTCGAGGCGACCGGGTTTAAAAACATCCTGCTTTCCGAAGTGGTGCCGGCGCTAACCGCCA